CCTACTGGCGTTGCGTCCTTGTGCCCAACGACCCGCAGGCATCCACGGTATTAAATGAGGCTTACTACCTCAACATCGCCAACTACGCTTGGAGCCAACCATCTCCGCAGCCGTATGACCCGAATCCCCCGACCCCCTGATAAGGAGCAAACATGACAACTTTTACGACCACCATCAACGCGATGTACACCCTGCAACAGCCTGACCCCAACTATGTGGTCAATGTGCTGTGGACTGTGACCGGCGTGGACGGCCAATACACGGCTGAAATCGGCGGCAACACGCAGTTCGACTCAAGCCAAGCGCCTGAGAACTTCGTGCCCTACGATCAATTGACTCCGCAGATCGTGACCGGGTGGATTCCTCCCGAGCAGATTGCAAGCGCACAGGCGTGCGTGCAGGGCCAGATTGACTCCATGATCACCCCGCCCGTGTCGCCGCAGAACACGCCGCTGCCTTGGAGTGCATAAAGGGCAAGCCGTCAGCCCCCGATGACGGCAACTGAAGGAGATCAAGATGGGCAATAACAAAGAACCCCAACTTGTGAACATTGATGGTACTGAGTATGACTTTGCGGATCTCACGGATCAGCAGAAGGTCATGTTTGAGCACTGCATTGATCTAGACCGCAAGATCGCCTCTTGCCGGTTCCAACTGGATCAACTGAGCGTGGGCAAGGATGCGTTCTTGAACATTCTCAAGCAGTCTTTGGCCTCTACCCCGGCAGAAGCCGAGGAAAAAGCCGCTTAACCTCAAGGAGAGCCCCATGGCAAAGCAATGGATCGCAAAGGCTATTTCTAAGCCCGGGGCTCTCCGCGAAGCCCTAGGGGTTAAGGAAGGAAAGAAGATTCCCGCCAAGAAATTGGCCGTGAAGGAATCTGACTCTCCATTGATGAAGAAGCGCAAGACGCTTGCGAAGACTTTGAGGGGCTTTGACTGATCATGGAAGAGACGGTAGAGACAAGACTGGCAGTACATGAGGCCGTCTGTTCCCAAAGATATGGCGCTATCGAAAAGCGTCTAGAAGATGGCAGCAAGCGTATGCGCAACATTGAAATCTTGCTGTACATCACGCTAGGTGCTGTCCTTCTTGGCCCCGGCGCTATGGCAGAGGTGGTCAAAAAACTACTGGGAATATGACATGGCTTGGTCAGATGTTCTGAAGGCGATCATCCCCATCGTGGTGGCTGCAATTGCGTGGCTGCTTGGGCAAGTTGCATCTTTCTCAGACCGTCTGACCCGCATCGAAGGCCAGATGCCTGCCCTGATCACTAAGGAAGGCATCCCCACGGATAGCCCTATCAGCGCCGAGCGCCGCGCCCTACAGAAAGAACAGTTGATGGCGCACATCAACGAACTTCAAGTCAAGGTTAGGCTCCTTGAGGAGCGTGAACGCATGAAGGCGAAGTAAGGTGTATGGAGCCGATCTCTGCGATCCTGGCCGCTGCTTCGGCGGCCAATACTGCTTTCACGGTCATCAAGAAGATGGTGGCTACGGGCAAGGAGATCGAACAGGTCGCCGGGCAGATTGGCAAGTGGTACTCAGCATTCGGGACATTCAACAGCCTAGCGGCTGAGAAAGCAAACAAGAAACCGCCGCTATTTAAACGCTTGCTTAATGAAGGCTCCGTTGAACAAGAAGCCTTGCAGATCACCATGCACAAGCAAGCCTTGCATAAGCAGGAGTACGAACTGAAGATCCTGATCGTGGCGCACTACGGTGAGCGGGTGTACAACGAGATGATCATGGAGCGCGTCCGGGTCAAGAAGGAGCGCGATAAGCGGGCGCGGGAGCAGAAACTCCGGCAGCAGGAGTTCTTCTTGACGGTGAAGTACGGTGCGGCGATTGCTTTCTTGGCGGTCGCCGTTATCGCTTTGTTCTATTACCTCAAAGACTTGGTGAGGCAGTGATGTTTGAAATGCTTGGCGGGGGACTTCTTGGTTCAGTCTTTGGGGGGCTGTTCCGGCTGGCGCCTGAAGTTTTGAAGTTTTTGGACAAGGGAAACGAGCGCAAGCACGAACTGGCGATGTTCACGCTCCAGACCGATCTGGAGAAACTGCGCGGCCAGTTCAAGATGGAAGAGAAGTATGTGGACTACTCAGTCCAACAACTAGACACCATCAAAGAAGCATTTAAGGAGCAGTCAGCCACGGCCAAGGAGGCCGGCTGGTTTGTCTCGGCGGTGTCTGCTCTGGTTCGACCTGGCATCACCTGGGCGCTGTTCTTCATGTACGCAGCCGTCAAAGCAGCGGCGATGGTGATGGCCTTTCAGACTGGCGGCAGTTGGGTGGAAGTGCTCTTAAAGGTTTGGGGCGCTGACGACTTCGCCATGCTCAACATGTGCTTGACCTTCTGGTTTGTTGGCCGCAGCATTGAGAAGTACCAGAAGTAATGGAAGATGCCATCAAACTTTGCGCGGATGTCCTGGTCAAGCCCTTTGAGGGCTATGCCAGGCGTTTGCCAAATGGTGATTGCACCGCTTATCCTGATCCTGGTACTGGTGGTGATCCTTGGACTATTGGTTGGGGCTGTACTGGAAGAGACATATCTCAAGGTACGGTATGGACGGTGGAAAGGGCGCAGGCTGCCCTTGAAGCGCACTTGAGGGAATTTGCCTTGCGGCTCCTCCAAATGTCTCCAAGGCTGCATTCAGAGCCTCCCAGGCGCATTGCGGCCATTCTTTCCTGGGTCTACAACTGCGGACTTGGGAACTACCGGATCAGCACCTTCAAAAAGCGTGTAGACGCCGGGGATTGGGTCGGGGCCAAGGAAGAGTGCGTGAAGTGGAACAAGGCCGCAGGTAGGGTTTTACCTGGGTTGACCAGGCGAAGAGTTGCCGAAGCAGCACTGCTGTAGCGTTGCCAAATAACGGGGCCAAATTTACAATGACAAGCACACAAGAAAGGGGTAAGGGTCTATGACGGCGGCAGCAGTGATGACCTATGACTCGCTGACAGAAAACATTTCGTCCTACTTAGAGCGGACGGATACTGCCACGCTTGAGAAAATTCCCCTGTTTATCATGCTGGCAGAACAGGTTATCGCCAGCGAAATCAAGTTTCTGGGCAACCTGACGGTCAACACGGCCTTCATGGTAGCGGGCACTAACATCATCCCCAAGCCTGCTCGGTGGCACAAAACGGTGTCGATGAATGTCTTGGTGGATGGCCAGAAGCAGCCGGTGCTGCTTCGTAAGTACGAATACTTACGCGAATACTGGCCAGACGCCACGCAGACGGATGTCCCCAAGTTCTACGCCGATTACGACTACACGCATTGGCTGATTGCCCCGACGCCTGATGCGGCGTATTCGTTTGAGGTGCTGTACTACCAGCGGCTCCAGCCCTTGGACTCGACGAACCAAACGAACTGGATGACCGAGTACGCTCCCCAGGCTCTGCTTTATGGGAGCCTGTTGCAGGCCATGCCGTTCCTCAAAAACGACGACCGCATACCCATGTGGCAGGCGCAGTACAGCGCCATCATGCAGACCCTCAAGGCTGAAGACCAGCAGCGCCTGGCCGATCGTCAAGCAATCGCGGTGGATACATGACTACATACAACTCTCCGTTTACGGGCGATGTGATTCAGCCCACTGATGTCAGTTACTCGGCGTTCTCAATGAGCGCCGATGTCACACTGGCGTGGCCAATCAACGGCAACCAGAACGGCGACTTTGCGGCCCGGATCATGGATGTGACGCCCACCGTTGGTGGGCTTTCTCTTTACATGCCCCCCGCAAATCAGGTCAGTGTTGGCACGGATTCGCTGATCACCAACAGAGGCGGGCAGACGCTTACGGTCAAAAACTACTCCGGCGGCGCAATCGTCTCAATTGATCCGGGCAAGTCTTTTTACATCTTTGTCACCAACAACAACACCGAGGGTGGCACCTGGGGCAATCTGGCGTTTGGTGTTGGAACATCTTCGCCGGATGCTGCTGCGCTTGCAGGCAAGGGTCTTCTGGCCATCGGCAGCACGCTTAACCAAAGCCATCCGGTTTCGGGCATCGCAAACGGGTACACATTCCAAGACATCGACCGCGCTCAGACCCTTGCTTGGGTTGGCGGGGCTGGAACTGGAACGCTGCCCGCTTCTGGCAGTTTGGGCAACAACTGGTTCGTGCTTTTCAAAAATGGCGGGACTGGGACATTTGCGATATCTACGACCGGCCTGAATACGATTGATGGCTCTTCGACCAAGAACTTCCAGCCCGGCGAGTCTGCAATCATTGTTTGCGATGGGTCGAACTTTTTAACGATTGGCTACGGGCAGAGTGCGAACTTTGCGTTCAATCTGTTGGCCAAGCCGGTTGTAAGCGGGACATACAACATCACGCCATCAGAAGCGTCAAATGTCATCCAAGAATTCGTTGGTGTGTTGTCTGGGAATGTGACGGTTGTTTACCCCCCGGTGGTGAACCTGTACATCCTGAGCAATCAAACAACGGCTGGCGCGTACACGCTTACGGTAACCACCGGTATTGTTGGTGGCGCAACAGCCATCATTCCCGCTGGTGGCCAGGCAACTGTGTTCTGTGACGGGACGAATTTCTTCAACGCTAATACCGTCCAGGCGGGTGCTACGCAAATTGGCATTGTTGACGGCACCGTTTCCAACCCCTCAATTTACTTTTCCAACGAGTCCACGACTGGCATCTACCGCCCAGGCGGTGGCCAGTGGGGGCTGTCAATTCTTGGGACGAATGTGGTAACAGTAAACGCTACCGGCATGACGGTTGCGGGTTCAGGAACCTTTACAACCGGCGTGTCGGGCGGAGCATTCTGAGGTGACAAAAAAAGTCTTCTCACTTGACACGCTGCCTGGTGTGCAGCGCGATGGCACATTCCTCGACAAGAACTACTACACAGACGGAAGGTGGGTCAGGTTCCAGCGTGGACGCCCACGGAAGGTCGGCGGTTATCGGGAAATCACCGGGAACCTAGCGGGGCCCTCTCGCGGCATCTTTGTCAACCCGCAGAACAACTTCAACAATGTGTTCAGTGGGTACTCTGACGGTCTCCAGAAACTGCCGATTGACAACAACGGGGTTGGCGCTGGCATCGTCGATATGACCTTCACCAGCGGGTTCACGCCTAACGCGAACAACCTCTGGCAGTTTGACGGCTTCACCGACACGACCGGCTCTGGAAACAATCTTCTTCTAGCGCACCCCGGCCAAAACCTGAGCGACATCAACAACAGCGCCAATACGCCTGTTTTGGGTGGCCTGATTAACGGCACATCGATGGGCAAGATTGGCGTGTTTACGCTCAATGTCACCACGACAACGGGCCTGGCCACATTCACAGTTCCCACCACTGAACCCGTGGGCGCAGGACAAACCATCACGAGCACGGCGTTCCCCCCGGGAACGACAGTCGTCTCCAATGTCAGCGGGACGGTTACGGTAGATCAAAACGCCACCTCCACCGGGGCTGTGGATGTCGCCTTTGACAACAATGTGGATGTCTCTGGTGGGGTGGTCTCGCTGCACCCATATGTGTTTGTGTACGGCAACGACGGGTTGATCCGCAACTGCGCGGCCGGCAATGTGAACGATTGGGTTTCTGCTGACGCTAACGAGGTCAATGTGGCCACGGACAAGATCGTCCAAGGCCTGGCGGTTCGAGGCGGCTCTAACGCGCCTTCTGGCCTTTTTTGGTCGCTTGATTCGCTGATCCGGGTTTCTTACAACCCAACAACGATCACTGTCGGCGGGGCTCCGAGAACGCTGTTCTGGAGGTACGACATCATCACAACGCAGTCCTCGATTCTGTCGAGCCAGTGTGTGATTGAGTACGACGGCGTTTATTACTGGATTGGTGTTGACCGGTTCCTTCTCTACAACGGCGTGGTGAAGGAGATCCCGAACAACATGAACCAGAACTACTTTTTCGACAACCTCAACTACAACCAGCGCCAAAAAATATGGGCGACTAAGGTTCCAAGGTTTGGTGAGGTTTGGTGGTTCTACCCCCGGGGGGACTCGACCGAATGCAACGACGCAATCGTCTACAACATTCGAGAGAACTGCTGGTATGACGCCGGAGAGGCTCTAGGCGCCCGCAGGTCTGCTGGGTACTTCTCTCAGGTCTTCCATTACCCAATCGCGGCGAGTTGGGAATCCAACGCCACTGGCGGGGCTAACCTGTTTACCCTGACGCCTGGCAGTGGGTATACCAACGGAACCTACACGCTTCAAGCCTTGACCGGAGGAACGGGAACCGGGGCCAAGGCCACGATCGTGGTTGCCGGTGGCGTGGTGACTTCTGTGACGATCACGGTTCGCGGGACAGGGTATTCCGTCGGCGATCAACTGACGGCCGCTATCCCGGCCGGGGCAAACTTCAAGATCACGCTGACTAAGGTGATGACTTTTGTCTCTTTGTATCAGCACGAGATCGGAACAGACGCAATTAAGGGGCAGTCGGCGGAGGCTATTGAGTCCTACTTTGAGACCAATGACATCGGCTGGATCAACGGCGGCCCGACCGCAAGCCCCGGCAATACTCCTCCCCAGGGCGGCGTTGGGGACAATGTTTGGTTCCACATCGAGCGCGTGGAGCCGGACTTCTTGCAAAGCGGGACGATGACCCTTGAGGTCATTGGAAGGCCCTACGCGCAGGCCGATGACAAGGTGTCGCAGCCCTATGAGTTTGAGCCGGACACGCACAAGATCGACATGCGCGAACAACGCCGTGAGTGCCGTCTGAGGTTTACCTCAAATGTGGCTGGTGGCGACTATCAGTTGGGCAAAGTGCTTGTAAACGCCAATGTGGGCGATGTGAGAGGCTACTAATGCTTGGCGTTGTCTACGATCCCCGGTATCACACCTTTATGTCCTGGGCCTCCCTTATGTGCGAGGCATATGCTGGCCAGAACTTGGAAATTCCGCAGTCCGAAGATGACTGGAAGGGCTGGGCCGTGGGCATTAAGGCTATCGATATCTTTGCCAACGAGGCCATTCCGGGGCCGTACATCTACGAAAACTGGCAGGACTGGGCGCAGGCCGTGGTCGGCGCAGTTAATCAAAGAACGACATGACCAAATTTGGCCCTAAATCAACCATGCAGTCCGTACAATTGTGCGGGCTTCATGGCACTTCGAGAGTAAGCAATGAGGTTTGATCAGGATTACTCCGAGCAGGAATTTGAGCCCCCGGTAGAGGAGCAGATTCAGCAGCCCGTGCCGATTGGCGGGGGCCTGTTTAGAACGCCCGACGGCCAAATCATTGACGCCAGCGGGCGCCCGGTTGCGGCGGCTGATGCGGCGGCCATCATCAACGCGACTCAAACCGCCCAAGAGCCGACTCGCGCCGAGCCCCCTCCGCCCCCTCCCCCGCCCCCTCCTCCTCCCCAGGTGGAACAAGCCCCCGAGCCTCGCGGGCTTGAGCCCTTTGCAGAGCCCAAGTTCGAGGAGCCTGTCTCCGTCGGCAGGGGGATTTATCGGGTGTCTGGCGGGGAACTGATCGACACCGATGGTTACCCCGTTTCCGATACTGACTCGCGGCTGTTCCAACCCGCGCCTGCCCCCGCTCCTGAGCCCGCGCCAGCGCCCGCTCCCACCTATAGCCAGGCAGATGTGACGGCTACGGTGGGGCGGTATCTTGATCGCGGGTACTCACCGGAAAACTTGCGGGACTTTGCGGTGTCCCAGGGCATTGAGCCGGATCAATTTGAAACCGCCGTCTCTGCGTACACGCCCGCTCCTGCTCCCGCCCCAACGCCTTCCCCGGCACCTGCTCCGACTCCGGCGCCGACTCCTGCTCCGGCATCGGCAGCAAAAGCACCCGACGCCAACGATCCGCGCAATTTGTTGAAGGGCATACTTGCATCAGACCCGAATGCTGCCGCCAGCATTGCGCAGACCGGCGGCCTGGTTGATTATGGTGAGTCAAGCCGTTACGAAGACCCGGGCACTCAGTTTGGGGATTACACCGTCCGCGCGATCAAGCCAACTGATGACGGGTTTGGAAATGTCACCGAGGGTGGCTACACCGCGACAAAGAACGAACGCGCCAAGAACGGCAATTTCCTGCAAACGGATGTTAGTTATGACTCAGGCGGGAATGTCACCGGCTCAACTTTGAGGGTGTACACGGGGCCCGATCGTGGCGTCATTTACTATTACGACGCTAATGGCCAAAAAACTGGCGAAAGTTCTTTTGCTCCCGGGTTTCTTGACAAGGCGTTCCCGGCGCTTGCCCAGGCTGCTTTGACCGCTATGGGCGTGCCCGCTGCATTTTCTAGTGCGCTTGTGGCAAGACAGCAGGGCGCAGACCTTGAGGGAATGCTCAAGGCTGGGTTGACTGCTTATGCGGGCTCTGAACTTGCCCCCAGTATTAAATCAGTCGGAAATGCGGCCGCAAGCAATGTCACGACAATGTTGGCTAACTCTGGGCTGCCGGATGCGCTGGTGGACTATGCTGGGACTGCGGCCAAGGGCGCCGTTACTGGCTTGGCAAAGGCGGGACTCGGTGCTTTGAAAACCGGGAATATTGACCTTGGAACTGCCATTCTTGGCGGCGCTGCCGGGGGAGTTGGCGGTCAGTTAGCCGGAGACCTCACGAGCAACCTTTCACTTGGCGACTCAACGGTTCTAAATAATGCAGCCGCTGCGGCGGCCCGCGCCGCCATCACCGGCAAAGATGTATCAACCGCTGTTGCAACCTCTTTGGCAAATAGCGTGGCGGGCTCTGTCGTCCCGCCATCTGCGCTTGGCGCGGTCTCGGCGGTGATTAGTAAAACGCTGCCCCCGGCGGTGAAAAAAGCCGTGACCAAGGGCGGCCTGTCTACAGCGAGCAAGACAATTAACGCCACCAACATTGCGGCCACAAAAACCACCAAACCGCCGATCAAAGTTGATGTGAAAACTCTTCGACCCGTAGCGCCACCAGTTCCGCGCCGGGTGGATGTATCTAAACTCAAGCCCATCAAAACGCTCCCGCCGAGCGTCTTATCCAAAATTAGGAAGCCGGGGTAAATCATGGCAACACGACCCATTCTGACCGTTAAGAAGCCTGTGGTTTCTAAAGCGCCGATAACCTCCCGAGTAACGCGCCCGGCCGTGACTCGACCTGCCGCTCCTGCGGTAAGCCGCCCCGTGCTTACAAAACCGGCTGTGTCCTCAGTGGCAAAGCCCCCGATCACAAGGCCTGTCGCTACAAAGCCCCCCGCCACCAAGACCGCCATTACCAAGCCTGTCGTCACAAAACCGGTGGTCACAAAGCCGGTTGTGTCAAAGCCCCCGGCCACTTCCGTGACGCGCCCGATCGTTACCAAGCCCCCTGTAACCAAGCCTGTGGTGACTAAGCCAGTCGTAACCAAACCGGTTGTTACGAAGCCGGTTGTGACCAAGCCCACGGTTACAAAACCGACGGTAACCAAGCCCACAACGCTGGCCCCCAAGATCGGCACGAGTCAGAGCGGCCGCAACGCAGCCATTGGTGCTTTGACCGGCGTGGCTGCGAATGCCCTGATCAACAAATTTACGGGCAAGCCCACCGTTACAAAACCGGCGGTCACCAAGCCAGCGCCGATTAAGCCTGTGGCTCCGAAGCCTGCTGTCACGAGCACCGTAAAACCCACGGTTACAAAGCCGACGGTCACGAAGCCGACTGTCACGAAGCCTACCGTGACTAAACCTGCGGTAACTACGCCAGCGGTTACGAAACCCACGACGACCAAGCCAGCGGTTACTGCGCCCGCAGTTACCAAGCCAACGGTCACCAAACCAACGCTGACCAGCGCCACAACATCTACGCTGCCCTTTGGAACGGTGGCGAATGCTGATGGAACCTTCACGCAAACGATGGACGACGGGTCAACTTTGACCTATGACAGCAGTGGCAGGGTTATCGGCTCAACAGAGGCGACCGATACCGTGACAGTTGCTGGGACAGACACCGGAACCGATACCGGCGGCACTCGTGGGCTCGGCGGCGGAGAAACCGGTGACGATGTTGATGACACCGGAGTCGACACCGGAGTTGATACGGGAGTTGACCTGTCCGGTCTTGACACAACGCCTGGTTATTACCAAGACGACTACGGCAATGTGTACGACGAGAACGGCGATTTGGTATATGACGCCTACTCCGATCTGTACGGCAGTGATACCTATTCTGATGACTCTATGGTTGACATGGGCGAAGAGGTCACTGACGACACAACTGATTACACGGAAGACACGGAAGACACCGACTACACAGACTACACCGACTACACCGACGAGCCCCCGGGAGAAAAGAACGGCGGCTTGATCAGTTTGCTCTACAAGGACGGTGGCGGCGTCAAGATGGCCGCCGGTGGTTGGGTGGATATGGGCGGCGGCCAAGTTGCTTACGACCACGGTGACGGCACCTACGATGTGTATGACGCCGACAGCAGCACCTTCCTGTACACCGCAAACCAGGAAGAAGAGCCTCTTGCCGGAGAAGAAATCAATCAGGTGTTTGGTGAAGATGAAACATCCGATGAAGAGACCGATCAAGAGTACGACCTAAACGCCGGCCGCACCGCGATGGAAGACGGCACCTACATGGAGACGGACGAACAGGGCGTTCAGTATTACTTTGATGACCAGGGTAATTGGCTGTACTCCACAAACCCGAACGGCGAGTTGACCGCTGCTGCTGGCTCCGATGGCCAGCCGGTCTACTACGACCAGCAAGGCAACACAACGATCGGCATGCCAGGCCGTGGGCAATTCGACTTGAGGCGCGCTGTTGATCCTTTGTTGCGTGACCAGCAGCAAGACGGCGGCGGAATTCTGAATACCTTGCGAGGCGCTATCGGCGGGGATAGTGGCGTCATCTCCGGTGCCCTTGGTGCGCTGATGGGCAGCCTGGCCAGCAGGGGCGCAGATGCTGGCGTCAACCAAGGTGTGGACATGTCCGAACTGGCGGCTATGCAAAGCGCCCCCAGTGGATCTGGTCTTTCCGTTGGCGGCGCCCGTGGGGACGGGATGTATGTGCCTTACGAGCAGTACGCATTCTGGAACCCAGATAACCAGGGCCAGTTGTACTCTGACCTTGGCGTGTCTGGGTTTGTTCCGACCTACGAGCAGGCCCCGCAGGAGGAGTATCAAGAGGAGCCCCAAGGGGAGGCCCAAGAGAACGAGGCGCCCCAGTTTGCTGACGGCGGCTCTACCTACTTCACCTATGGCAAGTCGATCCGTCCCGAGGACAATCTGGGGATGAAGCGGGGCGGTTTGTCTCAGGCCCACACCGTACACAGCCACCACACCAATCCGATGGTTCAGGGGCGGATTGACTTCCGTCAGGGCTCTGCTGTGAACGGCGCGGGGGACGGGCAGTCGGACGACATCCCGGCAATGTTGGCTGACGGCGAATATGTGATTGACGCCGACACCGTGGCTCAATTGGGCAACGGCTCCAATAAGGCCGGGGCAAAGATTCTGGACAAGTTCCGCGAGGAGATTCGCTCTCACAAGCGGTCGGCTCCGGTCAACAAAATTCCGCCGAAATCCAAGTCTGCTTTGGCATACCTCAAGGAGGCCATGAATGGCTGATCTATTCCAAGGTTCCGCACTCCCGGCAACCGTATCGACCACGCAGGCTCAGGAGACCGCTCCTGAGTTCTATTCCAACTATCTGCAAGACATCGCAAGTCTTGGGCAGCAGGCCGTCCAGCAGGCTGGTGTTGCGGGGTTCAGTCCCTTGCAGCAGCAAGCCCTCCAGATGGCTCCTGCGCTGTCCTTTGCGGGCTCTGGCACCCTTGGCCAGGCCGCAGGGTTGGCTGGTGCTGCGGGCACCACCATGACCCCGGACATCCTCCAGGGCTACATGAACCCGTATCAGTCGGCGGTCGTCGATGAGATGGGGCGGCTGACCCAGCGCAATGTCATGGAGAATGTGATGCCCGCCCTCGGTGGTGCCGCAGCAGCCTCCGGGCAGTTTGGCTCTAAGCGTCAAGCGGACATCACTGGCCAAACCCTGCGAGACATCCAGGCCGATCTGTTGGGGCGTCAGTATGGTGCTCTTCAGTCTGGTTATGACGCTGCCACCAAGGCCGCGCAGCAAGACTTGCAGCGCCAACTCCAGTCGGGGCAGGCTCTTGAGAACATTGGCCAGCAGCAATACCAGGTTGGAACCGGGGGCCTGAATCAGTTGTTTGGCATGGGTGCCAAGGAGCAGCAGTTGGGCCAGACCATGATGGACTATCCAATGGCTGTGGCGCAGAACTATGCCAAGTTGTTTGGAACGCCGAACATCCCGATGGGCAGGACGACCCAAACGGTGGCCCCGGGACAGCAGGGCCAATACGGCTTGAGTGGGCTCCAGCAGATCGCCACCCTGGCGGGCGTGTTGAGCGCCATGAACAAGGGTGAGGTGCCCAACATCTCCGGTGCTCTGGTTCAGCCTCAAGCCGGACAGGCATCTGTGGCCGGTAGCGGAAGAAAAGCCGGTGGCTCTATTCGCATGGCAGGCGGCGGCACTCCGACCAACGCTGCCTACCATGACGGGCAGGGCAACTATTACGACCAAGACGGCTACCTAGTGGGGTAATCATGGCAACTCAACAACCCGGTGGCGGCCTGAACCAGATGGCGCAGCAGCCTGCAAAGGCCCCTGACACTTCGACTATTGCTGCGGCGCAGATCGTCCCTGAGACCCAGGGCTTTGATGTCAACCGCGAGATGGCTAACCTCGCTCAAGGGCGGGCAGAACTTGACGCGCAGATCAGAAAGATGCAGGAGGCCCTAGCGCGGCGTCAGCAGTTGTCTGTAGACCCGCGCATGGCTGCGTTTACCTATGCGATGTCTCAGCCGACGAAGACCGGTAGCGCCTTCGAGGCGATCGGCTCTGGGCTGGGCGCGTACAGCAAGGCCGAGTTGGAAGATGTAAACAGACAGTCCGAGTTCGACAAGATGAACTTGGAGTTGTTGGCCAAGCGTCAGCAACTGCAACAGCAGATGGCCGGCCAGTCTCTGCTCAACACGATGTACGGCGGCGGCCCAGAAACCATCACGCCGATGTCTACCCAGGCCGCATCTATGACTCCCGTGGC